TATATTTTATGATTTTTTTCATAGGGCATAAATTAGAATAGTATTATTCCTACGATTAATCCAATAGCAGCACCAATAAGGTATTGATTATAATCTAACCATACTTTATGGCACCATAGTTTTATTTTATCCATTTTAACTCCTATTTTATCTCTCCCCAATTATTTCCAGATTCATAGTCTACTTTATTTGGAACCTGTAATTCAACAGCTTCTTCCATAATTTTAACTATATCCTCTGCCTTTTTATCCGAATCCACAGAAATATCTACTTCATCATGGATTTGAATGTGTGGTATTATACCATTTTCATACAAAGCTACCATACTTTTTTTAGTCATATCTGCAGCAGATCCTTGTATTAATTTATTCAATGCTTTGTACGTAAATGCCCGTTTTAATGGTTCATCATATTCTTTTCTAGCTTGTTCTAAGGGTAATGGTTTAAAAATACCAAACTGGGTAGGTTGCCATAGATCAAAATGACATGCTCTGCCCCCTAATGTTCTAATCTTACCTCTATCCTCTGCCTTACGAGTTACATTATCCATCAATTGTTTTACAAATGGAGCTTTGGTATGGTATTGTTTTATTAATTTTTCTGCAGATTCTTTCATTAATCCTAGTTCAGCCATTAATTTATTTTTACCCATTCCATACATAAGTCCTAAGTTAATAGTCTTGGCTTGTTTTCTTTCTATCCCCGCCATCTCCGCCACAACCTGGTGGAAATCTGCGTCTCCGGTCCTGTATGCGTCTACAATTTCATGAACTCCTGGTAAATTTTGCAATTTTGCATAGTGTACTAAAATTCTAGGTTCCTGTTGTGAATAATCAAACGATCCCCATTTACATTTTTCTTCTGGAATAAATATAGATCTAATCATCGGACCTAATTCTGGATGTCTTGCTGGGATTTGTTGTAGGTTGGGATTGCTCATTGAGAATCTTCCTGTTACTGTTCCTCCTTGATCTGATCTGATTTGATTTATATCTGCATGTATTCTTCCATTATGCGCATGTTTAGTAATTGAATCTATAAAAGTTGTGTGAGCTTTATTTATTTCTCTTGCATCTGCAATTGCTCTGGCTAATTCATGTGGATGATTTTGTAAAAAGTTTTTTGTAAAACTTGGCTCTTTACTTTTTTGTGTTCGATCATAAGGCAAACCAAGTTTATCAAATGCTTTTGCAATACTCCGGGCGGCCATAATTTCCACTTCAATTCCGGTCAAGTCTTTGATTTTATTGAGTATTTTTTTCTCTCGACTCATTAAATTTGTTTTAATTTTTTGTGCTTTTTCTAAATCAACCCTAACTCCTTTGAATCTCATTTCAATTAGACAAGGAAATAATTTTGTTTCTAATTTAAATACATCCATTAATTCTTGGTCATGAAGTTCTCTATGAAGTCTTTGCCAAAGTTTTAAAGTTACTTCAGCATCTCTTTCTGCATACTGACCTACAAACATTGCGGGCAGTCTCCACATTTCTTTTTTGGGATCTACACCATAATCTTTTGCCGCTTCATAAAGAATTTTTTCATCTTTACCTATTCCTATATAATGTTTTGCTAAAGTATTTAATTGATAAGATAATCGATTCTCATCAATTAATGATGCTGCAATCATGGTGTCTACAATTTTACCTTTAATTTTTATACCTGCGGCCCTTAACCAACAGACATCATACATAGCATTATGAAAAATAAAGGTAGTGTGTTCTTGATTACAAACGTCCTGGAGCCACTCTAAAACTAATTTTTTATCCATATTACCACCCTGCTCATGATGTATCGGAAAATAGCCTGACCAGCCTTCTACGGCCACCGAAATGCCTGCAATATGGCCTTTTCCGGTGACATTTCCTGAACCGAGCTCAATTAGGTGTGGATCATTGGTTTCTAAATCAATTGCAATTTCTTTATGTCCTTTTAAATTTGGTAGTTCGTCTGTCATTACCCATTCCGTTTCTGGAGTAAACAACGGAATCTGAGTACTCCTCACGAGTAATCTCTTTCCAATATCATTTCTAAATAGTGTATCGCTTTTCTCACGTCCTCTTCTTTTCCTTTTATAGTATGTCTACAAATATACTTTATAGCATTTCCCTCCGCGAACAAGAGTTTATTTTCATTTATAAATTCCGCGGGTTGAATTTTCATATTTTGGTAATGTTTTCCGCCGACTTGTTTTTCTAGTGATTGGTAAGTCATTCCTTTAAACATATCTTTATTGGTCATAATATATAAGCCCGATCAAAGTTTTTAGGATCTAACACATGTAATTCTTTTTTTGCTCTAGTCGCTCCAGTATAAAATAATCTGTGTAATTCATCTGGATCATGACTAAAAGTTTCTAAAGCCGCATTAGTTAAATCCTGCATTAATAAAACTTTATCTGCTTCACCTCCTTTCGCACCATGTATGGTTGACATTATTATTCTTGGATTTTTATTTATTTTTTCTCCATTCGCTCTCATATTTCTTATATAATTTTCTGTTAAAGTGTCTAGTCCTTCAAAGGAATTAAACCATACTTTATCTATTATTAATCCATATTTTTCTTGACACTGTTTTAACGTGTACTTTTCTTCAGAATGTAAAGTTTTTCCTTTTTTAAAACCTGGTAATACATTAGCTCCTAAATATTGATAAATATTTTTTATTTCTAAATGATTTAAATGAGCTCCTTTACGCCACATTTCCCAATTATTTAAGGCCAGTAAGAGTTTTAAAGAAACAGAATTAATTCCTCTATATTGATAATACCATCCTTGAATCTGACATAAATCTTTAGCATCTTCTAAAAAATGATTTGCTGAAGATAAAATTAACCAGTTACCCTCTGACATATCGACTTGAGTAATGTCTGAATATCTTTTTAAAATACCTATTTCGTCTCTTGGTTTATAAGTTTTATCAAATCTATTTGTAACTTTATTAATTATTTTTTGTGATAGTTCATGGATAGGACCACCAGGTATACGATAAGATTGATCTAAGGTTTTAATATTATCAACTTCTTCTTTTAGGGCTATGAAGTGATCAACATCAGCACCGGCCCATTTAAAGATAGCTTGATCATCATCACCCGCTATATAAGTTTTTTTTGCATTAGCCCATATACATCTGACCATATCCCATTGTAATAAAGACAAGTCTTGTGCTTCATCTATAAATAAAACTTCAAAGCTTGGACTGATTTCTTTCAGAATAAAATCTTCTAGAAGATCGGTAAAATCTTTTAAGCCTTTTTCTTTTTTAAATTTTTTTAATTCTTCTGCGAGTAAGTATAAAGTATTTCTTTCGATGTCTAAGATGTTTTGCCGGGAATCATAGTATTCCAATAAATCCATTCGTTTAACTCGGGCTGTATTTATAATTGTTAAATACTCATTATCACAATTAAAAGTTCCATCATCGTTTGAAAAAGCGGCCGTCTTAATTGGAATTCCACACTTAAGTCCAAACTCTCTATAATCATCAGGTCCCATCATTTTTTCTTTAGTGATACCTAATTTTCTAAATGCAAAAGAATGAAGGGTTCTAAAATTTTCTAAATCATTTTCTATATCTAAACCAAATTTATCGGCTGCCCTAGTAGCCGCCTCATTGGCTGCTTTTTTAGTAAACGAAAAATACCCTATTTGTTTAGGCCTGATTCCTGTTTTTATAAATTCGTCCACCAAATTCAACAAGGTTGTCGTCTTGCCCGTTCCCGGTGGTCCTAATATTATTGTTTTCATATTTATTTAGTTTTTTTTTGAGTTCTTTGTTATGGGCTTGCACATCTTCTAATTTATGTTCCAGGTCGGCAATCTTAGCCTGGAGTCTTGCATACCAATTGATTCCTATGGTGGTTGCCATTAGAAATCTTCTTGTTGATATTTAGTTTTTGAAACATTTGCTTCTATTTTTTTCATCGCTTTAATTTTAATTAATCTAGGTTGTTGGTTTTTTACTCTGACTCTTTCTTCTTCAACAAAGATATCTTCTAATCTTTTGATTAAATTACCTGTTTTAACTTTGTCCATTTCCCAGTGATTTCTTTTGCAGAAATTGTAAAAATCTTCCATTCTAAAATAAGTGTATTCCCTATTGTCATCTGTGTAGGGAAGTTTATTAAATATATCATCAAGAGTTCGTGCGCTTTGTCTATTGGTTGTCCAATCTTGTAATAAAGAAGTTATTTCATTAGTAGGATCTAAAGACTCTAAAGGTTCCACTTCTTGTAAATTATTCATTAAAGGTTTTAAAAATAATTCTTTCCAATCTTTTGATCTTGGTACAGGTACTACTAAATTAGCTTGATCTAAACACGCCAATGCAAATAAAGGTGAACTATAAAGTTGTTCTGTTTTTAATTCGATCCGCGATTCACCAACATCTAAAAACCATTGGGGTGGTGTCGAAGTATACTTGATGAGATTTCCGAGTAACGGCATTTGTTCTTCACCATAACCTACACCGAATCTTTTTGTTCGACATAGTCTTGATTGACAGACGACATTAATAGGCGCGTCTTTACATCTATATTTGTCGTAGCCTTTTCGATTTACCGATTTAATTAATTGTTGAACTTCACCATTACTTAAAGGTGGTTCCATATGAGTTTGATTTGCTTTTACTAATTCATCTTCCCAGGAATCTGGTTTAGCTTGTTTATAATAAACAGCAATATTAAATAATGCATTATTTCGAGCCCCCTCCCCAAAACCTTCCTTAGCTAATTGATTTAGACAAGGAGGTCCTTGAGGAAAAGCTTCTTCTATTTTTTTCTCTTCGATTTCAATTTTCTCCACCTCTTCCATTCGACAAGCCAACAAATCATAGAGCTTATAAAATTCCTCAAGTGTACTAGCGGAGCCATTATCGTTGAAAGCATAACGCAATCCTTTCGTGCCATTAAAGTAGGGTAAATTTAAAAAATTACCTGTGTCCCCACGTTCCACAAGTATTTCTGTTTGTTTAGGGAAGATTTCACAACCTTCATAACCTAAAGTTTTTGAGATTTTTTTTAAAGTGTTCTGCATTAAAGATGCAGGAATAAATTCTTTGGTAAACAAAAAGATGTGTGCACCGCCTGATTTAGAACGGCATACAATAAGAGGAAGTTTTAACTTCCGAATAGTCTGAACAAGAGAAAGATGTTTAAGATTATAAACGTCGATGTCAATACAACCCCACTTACAATTATTATCTTCTCGAATAGGGATAATTCCCAATGCAGGAGGATTGCCTGCGAGATGATCTTCCCACAGTTTATCTGTAACGTTTTTCCTAACGATAAAAGCTTTTCCTTTAAGTTTTCCGTTAGTACCACGGTCACCCTTCTGATATTGTCCATATGCTATAGTTAATCCACTAAAAATTTCTTTGAACTTCTTCATATATATTTCTTCCTTCTAAAAGTAAAGGGCCCTTTCGGGCCCTTCGCAAATTTAATACGGTGTTGCCGTATTAGATTTTTCTTCCACATCTGCTTTTGTTTGCACGTTTCCTTTTGAAACATTTCCTTTAAAGTCTTTGGCACTTAAGTACAAAGCTTTATCCTTTTGTTCCAGTATTCGGTCCATTGTCACAACCCATCCATACCAAGAACCTTTATCGTTCTTTTGTAGTGTAGATGTAAGATTGTAAACAACCCCATGCATCGGTGGTATAGCAAATCCACCTTTCCCATCAGGTATTTGAATGAATTTCATCATTGAATTCCATTTTTTACTGACGTTTAGTTGAGTTGATTTCATAGTAATCAACGCAGGAGTATAAGCCCCTGATTTTGCTTCAACCATTACATAGTAAGAAGCTGTTTCTTCTAAGTAATTACCATTTGGTAATCTTATTTTAGAACCATCTCTCTTACCTGTTGCGATCACCGGACTTTGCGGTAGATGAATTGCCACAGGAGCACCAGGGCCTTCTCCTCTATCGTTCCATTCCGGATAATCTTTTTTGTAGTAACAAGGAATAGCCTTGATACCTTTCTTACCATCGAATAAATCGCTGGTAACAGTATTATAGATCATGCCAGGTCTGGCACTCTCTATAAACTTTGCATCCCCCTGCGTTACTTGAGGGGAAAGTTGTCCTAGGATCCTAAGAAAAGGTAACGCAAGATCATCTTGCGTCATATTCTCAAAACCTTTGGATAGATCGTTACCAAATAAGGCAACAGATCCATTTGCTTTAGCTGTTATTTCATTAGCCATTACACATCCTCCATTATTTCCGAGTTATTTTAGTTCGGTCTTTAATCCACGTACTAAAGACCTCAGAAGGCATATCAAGCCCGGACTCGATACGCTCTCTGAATAGGGCAGTTAATGTATTCCAAGACACATCAGATTTCTGTTGTGGTTCGAACCCATTATCCGCCGCAAGGGTTAGCAATTGCTTCGCCTTGTTATCTTCTCCTTTTCCAAAAGTTACAAAGATATTGTTTTTAATAATATCTTCTAACCCCTGGTCACGAAGCCATTTATAGGCTGCTGCTCTTCGATCTTCATCTTTAGGAAGAGTACATCTATATTCTTTTTTAACAGTTACTGCAGAGCCGTCAGCAAGTTTAAGTGAAGTTAAACCTTGCTCACCTAATAATTCAGGTATTACTCTTGAACCTATATCATCGGCTTTAGCTTTCAGATCCTGTAAATGTTTTTCCGCTGACTTGATCATGTCTTCTGTGTCTTTCAACTTTTGACATTCATCAGCTAAGTTAGTTACCTCTACGCTGTCCAGAAGATCCTTTGAATCTTCTAACATCATGTTTTTTACCTCGTCAGTCACTTTGTTCTCCTTTCTGATACATATCTATTTCTAATGGATAGTATCTATATTCGCGTTTATCCCACTTCAACATATTAAATTGTCCGTTGGTTACATCATTAACAACAGCGGTTGATATTCCAATTATTACTGGATCACCTACTGCTAATAAATAATCTTCTTTGCGAAAATCTTGTAAGTTTTTTTTCATCTTATGCACATAAGGTGTAGTAGATAATATTGCCTGATCTCTATTCGGCAAACATATTACAAGATAACCATAATCAGACGCACTTAATATATTAATGTTAGGCGCTGGTTGTTGAATCACATAAACAAATCTTTCTTTAGGATTGCTTTTATGAAATTCTAAAAAGCTTTCTAAAGACGACGGTTTATATAACTCAAATATTTTATTTTTCATTTCTTATTTCTTGACATAGATATAATTATGATTATATAAGAAGTCAAGAAAAGAAAGTAGAAAAAAAGATGAATTATAAATTTAAGACAAAGCCTTATGCGCATCAAATAACCGCATTAGAAAAATCGTGGGATAAAGATGAATATGGCTATTTTATGGAGATGGGTACAGGTAAGTCTAAAGTATTAGTAGATAATATGGCTATGCTTTATGATAAAGGTAAAATAAATGCGGCGCTTATTATAGCACCAAAAGGTGTTTATAGAAACTGGTTATCGCAAGAAATTCCAAATCATTTACCTAGTCATGTAGATCATAAGACGGTACTATGGACTGCTTTAACATCTAAAACAAAGGATAAAGAGTATCG